TAAATAATTTATCTATCATAATAATAATGACTGATAAATTAAAAATTGAAATAGAAACGGGAGATAATTGGGAAACTGGTGGTCTCGGAACAATTACTATTATAAATACATCAAATGTCGGGATTAGTCAATGGTCTATCAATATTAATACCAATAATTTTAAAATTAATTCTATTTATAATTTTAATCTATCACAAATAGATAACTTATGTACTATCAGTAATAAAGATTATAATGGAATTATAGGAGCTGGTCAATCTATTACCAGTGGTTTTAATTATTCTGGGTCGAGTAGTGATCTGGATTATCAAGTGTTTCAAAATATAGCTAAAGAGCAATCTAAAGAGGTAAAAAACTATGCAAATATACCAAAAAAGATTATTGGATATTTCACTGAATGGTCTATTTATCAAAGGCAATTCTCAGTTGAGCAAATTAAAGCAAATAAACTGACACACATTAGCTATGCATTTATGTTGCCAAATCCAAGTCAAGAGGATTATGATTTATTTAAAAGTAAAAGTAAATTTCCACCGCTACCATACAGACCACCACCAGAAGTACCAGAAGGAACGTTAGTATTTCATGATGAATATGCCGGTCTACAAAATATTGAAAAGTTAAAGAAATTGAAAAATGATAACCCGCATTTGAAAATTGGCATATCGGTTGGTGGATGGACTTTAAGTTGGACATTTAGTAAAGTCGCAAGTGATCCGGTTATTAGAAAAACATTTATCGAGAGTTCAGTTAATTTTCTAATCAAACATGGCTTTGATTATTTGAGCTTTGATTGGGAATTCCCTCAAAAGCAGGGCATTGGGTTTAATATTGTGGATGAAAAGAATGATGGCAAAAATCTAGTTAATATGTTAAAAGAAACCAGAGAATATATGGATTTGAAATCTCCAAATAAAAGATTAGAGATAACGGCTGCAGCTGGATGCAATCCAAAAGTTTTAGAAGCATATAAAGGAACAAATTTATATCTGGATTCATTGGAACTAATGAGCTATGATTATGCGGGTTGTTGGTCAAAAGATACAGGCTATCATACAGCTATTTATCATAATCCAGAAGATAAGAAGAATAGCAAAGAATTTAATTTAGATTTTGCATTTGATTTCTGTGTTGATTATTTAAATTATAGACCAGATCAAATATGTGCTGGATTAGCTTTTTATAGCAGAGGATGGTCTGGCGTCCAAAGAAATGATCCGAATAAAATATTTGGATCAACACAATCTAGTACAGCTGGAACGTTAAGCGGATCGTACGGAGAGCCTGGTATGAGCTCCTTTCGTGATATTAAAAAAGCAATAGACGCTGGTAAAATCAAAGAACATTATGACCCAGTAGCAAAAGCAAGTTGGTATTCAGACGATGACGGAAATATAGCAAGCTTTGATTCTTACAAAACAATTGCCGATAAAGTTGAATATGTTAATAACTACCATCTTGGTGGTTTTCTTATTTGGGAGCTATCGGACGATATTCGATCTGAAGGGGGTCTGCTCGATACATTGCATACTGAACTGCTGAAAGTAAAAACTAAAAAACCAGACGTTAAGATTGATATTGCAGAAAGCTCAGATGATGAAGATGTTAAATCTATATCATTTGATGACGAAATACATATTATTAAAGATAATAAAATTGAAATAACTATTAAAAACAATAGTGATAAGAATATTATTCTAGAAAAAGGCAAAAGTATGACATTTGCCTGTGCTTACCCTTAGAAATTGATTTTATCGTCTTAATTTATTTTTAATTTGAAATAAAATGAGACTATAAACAGACCATAATTATTTTATAAAATTTTTGTGTTTTTTTGTTTTAAAATGCCTAGCTCGATTTTGATTTGTAAATCTGCCACCGCATTCGCAAATATATATATGTCCGTTATATTCTTTAATTCTATCTTTATTTGTTTCATAATATTCTTTAATTCTATCTTGATTTTGTTCTCGATATTGTTTTTGATATTCTTTATAATATTCTCGATTTGTTTCATAATATTCTTTATTTATATCTTTAATTTTATCTTTATTTGTTTCATAATATTCTTTGACTGTTCTGCCGGGGATATGCTTATTCACACACGTTTCAGCTCTAATTATCTGACCTTCGAACCAATGCGCATCTGATTTATCATCTGTTCCAGTATTGCAATAGAGCTCAACGTAATAATCATTGTATTTTAATATATCGAACGAGGTAACATAATTATTGTTACCATTTAAATATTTCTTATAATCGGAGCAATGGCCTGACAGTCGTTTTTTGATACGTTGTTTTGTACTACCAATATATTGTAAATCCGGATGTGATCTACTTTTAATCGCATATATTTTATAACTCATTAAATATATATATTAACTAATCTTTAAGTCAGTGTTATTTCGGCAAGCAATTTATATTATTGATTTTTTTAATTTATTATATGTTTGGTAGTTTGTCAAAAACGAAAACGTCCAAATCGCGTATTATATATATAGTAAAATACGCGATTTGGACATATTTCTAAAAATTAAATTAATTGCTTGTCGATTAATCAATAAATATTCCAGTATCTTTAATACCAAATATACTGATTGCTTGTGAATTTATATTTTGCATATTTGGATCTCTAAGTTTATATAAGTCGATACAATTTTTAATATATTCTGTATTTATTTTGTGATTGTAAAACCTTTTTCCATTTATTTGTTTTTTATTTGTTAATATCATATTCGTGTCAATATTTTTATAAGCAGTTATAAGTAAATCGTATGCAAATTTAAAATTATTTGCATATTTACTTGGGTTGCGTTTATTAAATACAGAATTTACAAATTTATAATCAGTTTTAGTAAAATTAGTTGGTTCATCAAATCTGTCAATATATTGGTTGGTGTCGATGTCGAATTTATTGATATTTAATTTATTTAACAAATTATTTATTACTAATAACTTAGCATTTATACATCTAACTTTTTTTAGATGCATATCATTGTCGTATTTAAAACTATCTTTTATTAAATTATCAGACTTTAAAAATTTACATAAATTGAAATGTGTATTTAATTTATTTGTTTTAAATATTAGAGATTTATATTTAATCAACCTACATCTTAATATATTATTATATTCTGGGTCATTTTCATCCAATCCATATGTTAAATTTAACATATGGATTCTGTCGCTTATTGACTGTGCGAATTCGTCGCTAATATTGATATTTTCTTGTGCAAGATAATTATTAATTTGCTCATCAAATCGATTTTCTGCTAAATTATCTAATTCACATTTTTCAATTTTAGAAATATTCATTCGTTTTGAACCAATTGTTTCTAAAATAAACCCTTTAGTTTTTAATATTTCTTTAAAATGGTAATTATAGTTAGAACATATAAGATCATTGATATATTGATAATATACGAACATATTAAAGAACGCATTTTCAACTATTTTATTATTTCCAAAATCGTCTGTGATAACACAATTATAATATTTTAACATATCAATATAATTATCTAAATTTGTTTTGATTTCATGTTTACAATTATTCAGATTTTCATATTTTAAATTTGCATCAGTTGTGTCAAAATTATAGTTTATCGATTTAATATTTCTACATCTTGTCATTTGTTGAGATATTTGAAGTGGATCGATTGTTGACCCTTTTGCAAATATAAATATATTAGTTTTAATTTTTGGTTCAAAACTATTACCATATATAATTTTTGGTGTGTAAAAAACAAATTTATCAATCCAATTATTTGTATCAATTTTATCACAATCTTCAGATGATATCTTAATAAATTTTTCTTTCTTATTTTCATCATAAAGATATTCAAATAATCTTTTCATTGTTCGTTTTTCATCAAAGCAAGCGACAAAGCCAATATCATTTGTTATTTCATTTTTCATTTTATTTGCTAGTTTTTTAAATTCCAAATATTCATAAGCTTTTATTCCAATATAATTTTTATGTTTATTATTTATAAATATAGATTTATCTACATCTCGGAATATTCTAAAATAAATAAAAACAAGATCAGATATATCAGCATCAGTACATATTATATTTTTACAATTTCGAACAATAAAATTAAATTGTTGGAGTATTTTACATCTTTTATTATTAAGTGTGGACGAGTTAATTAAATATCCTAATAAGCTATTGATCTCGTCTATATAAACTGTTGTATTTTTTATATTTTTCGTATTATATTTTAGTATGCTATCCAGTTGGCAACATAATTTATTTGATTTTACATTTTTCTTATAAGATATTAATGTTACATCTTGTTTGGCAAATGAAGCAATGTGTTGTTCAACTAAACTGCATCTCGAAACGATTGATAAAATATGTTCTTCATTTTTCAATACTTTGCTAGTTGCAGTTGTTTTACCAGTTCCCGTATCTGATTTAATAATATAAGTATTATATTTATCTTTAATTTCAAATTCAATATATTTCTCATTGACATTAATAGTTTTAAATTCATTTTCGGTAAGTGGATGATATTGCTTAGTGTATTTAACAAGTTTTACTTTTAAAATATTACAAATATAATTAATATCAAATGATGGTATTATGTTATTCCATATCATATTATTATTTTCTGCATCATAACTAGACGATGATTTTGACCATTTGTCCCAAACTATTTTTTTATTATGGAATTTACATATATTAGTAATAGTTAACCAATTATAATAATTGTCGCAATATATTTTATCAAGTTTATTTAATAGTTTTATTAAATAATTATCTGATATTGGTTCGAATATTTTATCAGATATTTTTAATTTATTATTCAGTTGTTTTTTTACTTTTTGTTTTTTAGTTTGTTTGCTAATTATTTTTAATAACCATTCAGAAATATCTGTTATTTTAGAATTATTTATTATTTTATATTTAGCATTTGTTATAGGATGCGTCGATCCAGGTCCAACTATGAACTTATTGTCGGTAAAAATATCAATACCGTAGCATCCATCATCTATATTTATTTTAATTGCGTTTGAAATATTTTCATTATATTTGAAATAATAATGTAGTCCACCAGAACCAGTTCTAATTGTGAAAGTATCTGGTTCTGAATGTTTATTAATTAGTTCATTCCATTTAGTCAATCCGTTATCTTTAATATCTATATCGACTACGATTATATTATTAATTTTTCCAGTTAATATTCCATAATTTTTAGTTACATCAACTGGTTTAAAATCTGTTAAATAATTATTGAAAATTGGTCG